TTTGTAAAGATTTTGTTAATCATAATATTACTTTGTTTTTGTTTGAAAGTCCCAGTCTTTTATTAGGTTGGGATTTTTTTTTAATCTTTTTTTAAAAATAATTGCAAAAAAGTTTTTTTATTAACAAAATGTTTATATATTTGTCCAAGCAATAAAGCTAAAAACAAAAACAAACAATATGAAAAACGAATTATTTTTAGAATTACAAAAAGCAAATTTAGATTTAGACAGATTTTTTAACATCTCGATTAATCACTCAAATGTAAGAGCGATGGCAGATTACGACACGCAACTAGAGCAAGATTTATTAAACGATAATTTTGTGAGATTTTATGGTTTATACGATAAAAAAAGATTAGATATGCTGGAGTACAAAAAAGGAAATTTACAAATCGTTTTAAGCAAATAATATGAAAACAGCAATACAAGAATTATTTAGCCAGTTAGAAATCGAACATCCTAATTTATTTAATACAAATACTTTAGAAGGCAGAAAGTTTATAAATGATTATTATAAATTTTTTGAATTAGAAAAACAACAAATTGAAACTGCCTATAATAATGGCTGGAGAGATAAAGAAAATAAAACTAAAGGGAATAACTATTTTGGAGATAATTACTATAATGATAATTTTAAACTAATATAATATGAAAACATTTTTAAAAGCAGAGAACCAATTTAAATTTATAATAGTAGTATTAATATATATACTTTTACAATTTACAAGATGAGAAAATATTTAGTAACATACTGGTCAGAGTATAGAGATGAGTGTACAGACTTTGAAAGAGTAATAGAGGCACAAACATTTGAACAAGCATTTAACTTATTTTTAAAAGAGAATATAGTTTTTAAAAGAATTGACTCAATAAAAGAAATAGCAAATGGATAGTAAAGACTGGGCCGAGATATACGCAGAGATGCGAAGTGTATTTGAAAGAGATAAAGAATTAACTCACATAGAAGTAATATTTAATATTAAACCGGTAGAGTCAGAGAAAAAAGTAGCAAAAATTAACGTAAAAACATATAAAGATGACAATAGAATTAATAGATAATATAGAGTTTGGAGGAATAGATTGGGAAGACAATAAAGATTATAGTGATATTTATATTGTAAGTGCAGACTACGATGGTAGACCTATGGACTCTGACCAATTAGAAGAGATAAATAAAGATATACAAATGATTGCAGAATTATACGAAAGAGATGGAGATTAACGATACAAGATGGGTATTGCTGGAAGAGGGAAAGCCTTATATACTTTTACTCACAGAAAGACAAGCAAAGCAAGAGCAAAGAAAATATAAAGAATTGCATCCACATTTAGACTATACAATTTTTTACGACGAATATTACGAGTACAGTGAATATAATTAATTTAAAACAAAACAAAATGAAAGCAAACGAAAACTGGAGTACAAAAGAATTGGTAAATTTTTTAAGCCAATCAAACGAAGCCTTAAGAATTGAAAATTTACGCTTAATGGACGAGGTCGAAAGACTAACAAATAACATCGAAGTTCACCAAGCAGAAATAGTAAGCAATTATTACGAGGATAAATTTTATACATTTACACAAACTAATACTAATAACTTTAAAACAAATTAAGATGGCAAACAAAATTGAATTACCAGCATTAGAGATACCATTATGTATCGGCGAGAAACTTTGTAAAATACAGCAAGAGTTTAAAGCAAAAAAAAGTAGGTTTAATTCATTCGGCAAGTACAACTTCAGAAGTGCAGAGGATATCCTAGAGGGATTAAAACCTATGAATGATAAATACGGAGTTTACTTTACGATTAACGAGCAGTTAATAAATGCTAATCCTCCAGTAATGACTTCGGTTGCTACTATCTGGGATTGTGAAAGCGGAAAGAGTATTGATTGTTCTGCTGTAGTAGGAATTGATTTGCAACAGAAAGGAATGCAAACACCACAAGCGTTTGGAAGTGCATCCAGCTACGCTAAAAAATACGCTCTAGGCAATTTACTTTTAATAGACGATACTGCCGATGCAGACGCAACTAATACTCACTCTAAAGAGCCTATAAAAGCAAAAGAGACAGTATCTTTGGAAATAGGTACAGAGGCATATAATAAAGCAGTTGAGTATTTAGCTGGAGGAGGAGACATAGAACTAATAGAAAAAAAATACATATTAACTAACGAAGTAAAACAAGCACTTTTAAACAACAAATAAGATGGAAATACAAGGAGAATTAATCGTTATAAACGATACAGAAACAATCGGAGCAAAAGGATTCCAAAAGAGACTAGCAGTAATTAAAACAGATGAGCAATATCCACAGACTATTCCAGTTGAATTTACTCAAGAGAAAGTTTCCTTATTAGACAACTTTAAACTAGGAGACATAGTTAAAATAGGAATTAACTTAAGAGGCACAGAATGGAAGGGCAGATACTTTGCAAACATCCAAGGGTGGAATATAAACAAAGGAGAAAGAGAGAAGTCAGCTGGTAGTTTTATGCCAGATAGACAAACACAAAATGCAAAGGTTGTACAATTACAAGAGGACGATTTACCATTCTAAATATAATAGGCTGGATGTAATAGTCCAGCCATTATTTAACAAAACAAAACAAATGCTAATAGATTACAACAAACAACTAGATATCCTTCGCCAGATTAGGTCTGGTAAACTAAAAGAGGGATTAAAACTAGATATACCTCAATTAGACGAATACATACGTTTTAAGACATCAAATTTTAATATAGTACTTGGACACGCAAACGTAGGTAAAACAACTTCTATTCTTTATTTAATGCTTTGTTACTCTTTAAAGCACGATTTGAAATGGTTAGTATGTAGCACCGAGAATGATTCATACTCACTAATAAGAAAGTTAGTTGAGTTTCTGGATGAAACACCCATAAATTTAGTTTCTGAAAGCAACTTTAAAACTCACACCGATTTTATTAATAGTCACTTTAAGTTTGTTGACAATGCAAAGATGTATGATTATCATTCTGCTATTGATATGTTCAAAAGTGTAAAAAAGCAATTTAATTACAATGGCATATTACTTGACCCTTATAATGCTTTGATTAAAGACAACGATTTAATGAAAAATCTAGGAGGTCACGAATACGATTACCAAGCCTGTACTGAAATGAGAATGTTCTGCAAAGAATTTAAAATTAGTTTATGGTTAAATACTCACGCAAACACAAACGCATTAAGACAAGTTTATAGAAATGACCATCCATTTGCTGGGCATCCACTTCCACCAATGGCAAGTGATGTAGAAGGAGGAGGAAAGTTTGTTAATAGAGCAGATGACTTTATAGTAGTTCACCGGTTAACTTTACATCCTCAATTATACACAACTACAATGCTGCATATACGAAAGATAAAAGAGATAGAAACTGGAGGCAGACCTACTAGTATTGATAATCCAATAGAAATCGTAGCTTTACAAAATAATGTAGGCTTTAGTATAGAGGGAAAATCTATCTTAAGGACTATAAAAGAAAGTCAACTTAATTTTTTATAAAATGAATATACTCGATGTCCTCTATCTGAAGCATTCCACTTGGTTAAAATACGTTAAATCATTTGGGTGTCCAGATGACATCGCAGAGGACTATGTCCAAGAGATGTATATTAAAATTTATAATTATAGTCAGATAAAAAATAATGATTTGATGTACGATGGCGAAGAGGTAAACTTCTTTTTTGTGTACGTTACTTTAAAAAATATGTACCTAGATGATTACAGAAAGAATAAAAAGAAAATACTAGTAAACATAGAGGATGTTATTTTAATAGAAGAGCCAAGCGAATATTCGGAAGAGAAGTTTTACTTTCAAAAAGATTTAGTTAGTAACTGGATTAAAGAGTTAAACAACGAAATAGACTCAATAGATGAGCATACAGAGTACAAAGCAAGTCTTTGTTATATAAAGTTTATTTATCAAAAGATATTCGTTGAAAGCTACTCTATTACAGATTTAAGCGAAGAGACAAAATTAAGTTACTGGAGCATTAGAAACACAGTTAAACGAATTAAACAACAGATAAAAAATGAAATTTGATTTACACGAACAATTTACAAGCGATTTAAGAGCCGATAATCTATTGAATAGATATAGTATACCATATTTAAAAGAAGTTATAAATGGCCTTATTCAAAACGCTAAAAACAAAGGAGAGATAAAAGAGTTAAACTACTGGAATGAAGTAGCAATAGAAATTAAAAAACGAATAGTATGACACCAAGAAAAAAAGCAACCGAATTATTTAACAAATATGAATCAACTATAGTATTAAATAGCTGGTGCGATGAAAACACAACCGAGGATGAAATTAATTCATTAATAAAACAATGTGCACTAATAGCAGTAGATGAAATATTATTTTCAAACAATACAATTTTTGAAACAAATATACCTCACGAATGTTGGAAATATTGGTTGGAAGTTAAACAAGAAATAGAGAAAATATGACACAATTTAAAACAATAAACCAAAACAAAGTAGATATGGAAATTGGTTATAAAGAAAAAAAAATGGCAAAGTATAGAAAACAATTAGAAGACTATAAGCAAGAGTTAAGAGACCACCATACATTTATATATTTTAAGTTAGGAGATTATTTAGAATACTTATTTAGAGTTACTGGAGTGAAGTGGTTAGTTAAAAAAATATATCCTAATTGTAATTGCGATAAAAGACAAAAAGCATTAAACTTTAAAATAAAAAGAAGATGACAAAACAAGACTGGATATGGTGGCAAACATTTAGAGACAATTTAAGAGGCACAATCACAAACGACGAATATCTAAAAGTAAGTCAATTACACGCTAACTATTTTAATCATAAAGTAAACTATCCTTGCAAGTGTAGTCCTAAAATAATACAAAGTTATATAGATGACTTAAACGAATTTTGGAGTACTAATCCAAAGCCTAGGGCAAGATGAGTAATTCGCACCATAAATGGGAGCAAGGTATAATTAAGATACTAAATTTAGACGGTTGGGATTTAGAATGGACTGGAGCAGAATATGAGCACTTTGACGCAAGAGGCAAAACTCCGAAAGGATTAGACTGCGTAATAGAATTTAAATTAAGACACGCTTATTATCATACTAAAGTACTAGAGCAATATAAGTATAATAAGTTAATGCAAATGGATTGTTTAAAATTTTACTATGTATTTGATTTAAAAGGTAATTATCTTTATTATTTAGATACTTTAGAACTACCAGAGGCAAGTATATTAAACTGTAAAGCGACAACTGACTTTGATAATAACGAATTGATAAACAAAAACGTTTACTTTTTATCTGAAACCCAAGCATCAATAATTAATAAATACTAAAAATTTGTTAATAAAATAAAAAAGATTATCTTTGTAAAACAAACTAAAACAAAACAAAATGAATGAATTAACTAAAACAGAAGCTATCCTCAAACAGATAATAGCAGAGAGAGAAAGAGCCAAAAAAGAACTAGATGAGCAAATAGAGCAAATCAATAGACTGGTAACAATATGATAGTTTTAATAGATGCAGACAGTCTAATATGGAGCAGCTGCTATAAGCAAAAAGAAACTCCAGAGGATAGTGGTTACCATAACATAGAAGAGGCCAAAGACAAGTACAACGAGGTAGTAATGAAAATCATTAACACTATTGAAGTAGACCACGAAGTAGATAAGGTTATAACATTTGCTGGTGCAAGAGGCAACTTTCGTAAACAGATAAGCAAAACATACAAAGCAAATAGAATAGATAGAGAAGTGCCTCCTATATTAAATGAATTGCAGGACTATGTAAAAGAGCAATACCAATCCAAGCAAGGTTATGGAGTAGAGACAGACGATTTAATAGCTACCTACTGGACTAACTTAACAGAGACATTTGGAAGAGACGAAGTAATAATAGTTTCGATAGACAAAGACTATAAGCAGTTACCTTGCATCATTTATGATTATCATTATAAGAAACAATGCTATCACAATATAACAGAGGCAGAAGCAAAGTATAATTTTTATGAGCAAATGATAATGGGAGACACAGCCGACAATGTAAACTTCTGCAAAGGATATGGCAAAGCATATTGTAAAAACGCATTTAAAGACTGTTTAAGCGATTATAATTATATTAGAGTAGTATTTAGTCTATTTAAAAAAATATACAAGCAGAAAGCAAGAGAGCGATTTATAGAATGTTACTTACTTTTAAAATTAAAAACAAAATGAGTTTAACAATAACAAACGAGGATAATATGCTTTTAATGGCTCGTTATCCTGATAACTATTTTGATTTAGCTATTGTAGACCCGCCTTATGGAATTGGCTTTGATGGAGGTCATAAGCCAACGCAAGGGAAAAGCGGGAAGAGTAATACTTTTAATAAAGAAACGGTTATTTATAAAAAAGGTGGTTGGGATAATGAAAGACCAAGTGAGAATTATTTTATAGAACTTCAAAGAGTTTCTAGAAATCAAATTGTTTGGGGAGGTAATTATTTTGCCGATTTACTTCAACCAAAAAAAGGATGGATATTTTGGGATAAAAAAATTACAAATGCAAATAACACAAACTATTCAGATGGAGAACTTGCTTGGACTTCTTTTGATTGTGTGTTAAGAAGATTTACTTATGATTGGATAGGGTTTGGATATTTAAATAATCCACAAAAAGAAAAGAAAACTCATCCAACACAAAAACCTGTTCAGTTATATTCTTGGCTACTTAAAACTTACGCAAAAGAAAACGATAAAATACTTGATACACATTTAGGTTCTGGAAGTATAGCAATAGCTTGTCACGATTGCGGATTTGAATTAACCGCTTGTGAATTAGATAAAGAGTATTACGACAAAGCAATAGAGAGAATAAACAACCACGTAGCACAACAAAAATTATTTTAAAAAAAAACAAATGGAATACAAATTAATAGCCAACGAGATAAAAGATACACTAAAAGTTAATGTATTTGAGAACTCACGAAAGAGACCAATAATAGATGCAAGAAGTTTATTCTGCTACATACTACGCAAAGATTTTAATTTAACGTTACATAGTATAGCAGAGATATACAAGAGCAAAGGAAAAAATTATAATCACGCCACAGTTATTCACTCTGTAAATAATTACGAGTTAGCTTGTAAAGACGATAGAAGACTTGAAGAGATAAGAGCCAAAGTTTTAAAAATATCTAATCCTCAAGCAGTACTTATAAATAGAATAAGAGACATATACGACACAGACAGATTACAAGGTTTACACAACTTAATAGACTTACAAGAGCAACAACTAAAATAATAAAATATGGGCAAGCCAAAATACATAGAGACACCAGAGAAACTATGGGACTATTTTCAAGAGTACAAAAAAGAGACAAAGAGCAAACCTTTCTTAATTAAAGATTGGGTAGGCAAAGATGCTTTTAATGTACAAAGAGAAAAAGAAAGACCACTCACAATAGAAGGACTAGAATGCTGGTTATTTAACAACCAAATTATAGACGATTTAGGAGACTATTTTAAAAATAAAGATAATAGATACACCGACTATGCACCTATCTGTCACGCGATAAAAAAAGCAGTAAGACAAGACCAAATAGAGGGAGGTATGGCTGGAATGTACAATCCAAGTATAACACAAAGATTAAACGGATTAGTTGAGAAGACACAGACCGAGGTAAGTGTAACCAAGTTTGACTTTGATGAGTAGCATAAAAGGATATAAGCCACATATAAACCAGAGGCAAATACACGATTCAATTAATAATGAGCCATACAAATACTATGTCTTAAATATCGGGAGGCAGTTTGGTAAAACGATGTTGGCTATAAACCAAATGTTATATTGGGCAATTAATAACAGAGGATGTAATATTGCTTGGGTAACTCCGGTATATAAGCAAGGTAAAAAAGTATTTAGCGAATTAGAGAAGGCCACTAGGACAAGTGGCTTTTTTGATTTTAACCAAAGTGAATTAACAGTTAAAGGATTTGGAAGTACTATATCTTTTTTCTCTGGAGAGAGACCAGATAATATTAGGGGTAATACATTTGACTATTTAATAATTGACGAGGTTGCATTTACTAGAGAGGAGTTATGGAGTGAGGTGCTTTCTGCAACCGTACTAGTCAAAGGTAAAAAGGTTATATTCATATCTACACCCAAAGGCAAAAACCATTTCCATACATTATCACTTCAGCCAAATTACGACAATCGATATAAGTACTTTCACTTTACATCTTACGACACTCCATTTATTAATGAGTTAGATTTGGAAGAGCGAAAAAGAAGTTTGCCTAGTCACATATTTAGACAAGAATACTTAGCAGAGTTTTTAGATAATTCAAGTGGACTATTTGCAAATGTAAGAGAATGTATTGGAGAGCCATCAAACTCAAATGTATACTATGGAGGATTAGATATAGGACGAGCAGACGATTACACAGTACTAACTATTATAAACGAACACAAGCAAATAGTTTACTGCGAGAGGTGGAGACACGATGAGTGGACTAGAATAATAGAGAAGGTAGCAGTAAAGATAAACGAGTACAATGCTAAAGTATATGTAGAGGTAAACAACCAAGGAGATGTATTTTATGAGATGCTAAAAAAGATATGCGGAAAGAGAGTATATCCATTTGTAACAAGCACAAAAACAAAACCTATAATGATAGAAGACTTGGCAGTATTGTTTGAGCAGAAAGATATCCAGATATTAAATATCAGTTGGCTAATAGATGAGTTAGAAGCATTCACGTACATATACAACCAAACAACACGTAACGTACAATATTCTGCACCACAAGGAGTACACGATGATAGTGTAATAAGTTTAGCATTATCTTACCAAGCAATCAAAGAATTAAAAAACAGAGGCACATACGCAATAAAATAATAACTCACAAATAAATAAATCAAACGTTATATAGTTATGAAATTAATAGTACCAAGCACACTAGAGGAGATTAGTTTAAGTAAGTACCAAAGGTATTTAAAAGAGTTTGAATATAGCAAGAGCCAAAAAAACCAAGAGACATATCTAGGTTTAAAAATGCTAGAGATATTCTGCGAGATAACAGAGGAACAAGCCAAACAAATAGATGCTGACTCTGCAAATAAAGTAGTTAAGATATTAGTAGATTTATTATCTGGAGATACTTTGCATATTGAAAGTTTTAAACTAGGAGGTATTGAGTTTGGGTTTATTCCTAAATTAGATAATCTTTCATTTGGAGAGTTTTTAGACTTGAATAATAACATAGACAACCTAGAGGATATTGTTACTGCTATGGGAGTATTATATAGACCAGTAACCGGAAGAGGTAAAGACGGTAAATATCTAATAGAGAAATACGAAGGGGATAAGTACCACGAGATACTAAAAGATATGCCTATAAATATTGTATTAGGTGCTAGGGTTTTTTTTTGGAATTTAGGCTTGGATTTAGTGACATCTACCCTTTGCTCTTTGGAGCAGGAAATGAGCAAGATGAGTACTCGACAGAAAGCCAGTTTTCAAAAGAGTGGGGATGGTTTGCTAGTCTCGCTGAACTCGCTAAAAACGACGTTACAAGAATTGAGAAGGTCACAAAATTAAATATGCACTTGTGTCTTAAGTTTCTATCTTATAAGTTAGATAAGGCAGAGTTAAGAGCAAAGCAATTAGAAAAAATAAACAAACGTTATGGACGATAAAAAAGGAGTAGAGGCATTGTACAATATTATAGATTCTTTAAACGAGGAATTGAGTAGCAATCCATTTGTAAACAAAGTTACAGTAGGAAGACTAACCGAAATTGATTTGGCTAAAAACACTATCTTTCCTTTGAGCCATATAATGTTAAATTCAATAAGACATAACGAGAATACTTTGTCGTTTAATTTAACAGTAATTAACCTAGATATAGTAAACATATCAAAGGAAGCTGAAATAGGCGTTTATGGGAACGATAATACTATGTATATACTATCTAACCAACTATATGTTATTAATCGATTATTGAGCCGTTTAAAGCAGTCTACAATATACAAAGACGGATGGGAGTTAGAAGGTAATCCAGATAGCGATGTAATAGATAAGGAGATGGAGAATATGTTAACCGGATATCAAACAGATTTTACGATAAATGTACCTAACGACATATCTAAATGTTAAATATAAAGTTTGAACATTTAGTAGATGCTATGAATGCATTTGGAGATAAGGTAGTCGCAGATGCAAAGCAGAACTTAAAAGACAAAAAGAAAGTCGATACTGGTACACTAGAAAAAAGCGTAGTTAATAACGGAGTTAAGTTTATGCCTAGGTCATTAAGTTTGAATATAGGAATGTCAGACTATGGAGGATTTGTAGATAAGGGAGTCAGAGGAGTAGGAGGAGTAAGAAAGATGACAAGCACGTTTAAAAGAACAAACAACAAAGGTAAGATGTGGAAGCAAAATGGCGGAAATAGTCCGTACAGTTTTAAAGAGGGAACTAAGCCAAGTGTAAAGCATTTTGTAGAGTGGAGTAACAAAAGAGGATTAAGTCCATTTGCAGTCAGAGAGTCAGTTTACCACCAAGGTATTAAACCAACTTACTTCTTAAAAGAGGCCATAGAAGAGAATATAAAATTAATGCCCAAAGAGATTGCAGAGGCATTCGCTCTGGATGTGAAATCAACAGTAGATTTAATAATAAAATCAAATATAAAATAATATGCCACCACCATTAGCATTAAAAGTAATACTAGCCAGAAGTCCATTTGAAATAATTATAAACGAGGCTACTCAAGTAAGAACTAAAGTAGAATTAAAACTTTGGAATAAAGGAGATACAGTTCCGACAGTACCAACTTATATAATGAGTGAAGGTATTGCATCTGTAACACAAACAGAAACAAACTACAATATATCTCCATTCATTTTAGAGTATATAGATAAATACAAATTAAATTACAGTTCAGGTAACGTAACACAAGCCACAAGTAAAGAATGGTGTATAGGAGAGTACAAAACTTATTATAGTACAAATGGAACTACATATATTTCAACAGGTACGGTTTCTTTTGTGGGTGTAAATGGATATACAACTGTAGAGGAAGGAATGAATTACGATATTGCAGACCCATTCCCATACTTATTATTAGCAAATCCAAATTTAAAAGTTTACTGGAGTGATACAATACCTTATTATAATTTTATTTGCAAAAACATAGACGATGCTTATACTGCAAAATGGTATGACAAAGCTAATAACCTTTTAAAAGCAACAACATTTTATAA